GGAAGGTGTCACCGCCACGCCGGTTGCTGGTCTGGTTGTTGGTGGTGCTCTGGTTGCTTGCCTGCATTTGTGGCCGGGCCGGGCTTGCCGGTGATGCGGCCGGGCCTCTGGCGACAACCTCGCCTGGCTGTGATCTTCCGCCCGGCTTTCTCGCTGTTTTCCCCGCGTCTTCGGTTTCCTCATCGTCGCCACCGAAGCCAAAGAATCCGGCTACCTTCTTGGCGGCATTGCCTACCAATTCCAGCTTGCTGCTTACCCAGTCCAGGGCCTTTTGAGTCATCGCGGTTACGTTGTCCCACAGACCGCCAATGAAATCGGTGATTCCGCCCCAGTTGCTTATTATCAGGCCCAGAGGCGTCCAGCTCAGAACGCTCTTGATGCCTTCTATAGCGCCGGAGAAAATGCCTTTGACGCCTTCCCAGAGCTGAGAGAAAAACCCCTTTATTGGCTCCCAATACTTGTAAATCAGGTATGCCGCACCGGCGATTGCCATGACGATAACCCCGATAGGGCTAGCGGTCAGGGCAATGCCTACTGCTTTGATGCCAGCTGCAACCATAGGGAAGGCGCTGGCCAGTGATCCCAGGGCACCAACCAGCTTCACGGTGCTGATTATCAGCGGCGCGAACTTCAGGCCCACAACAATCAGGGCCAGGTTGTCGAAGCCGCCCACCAGATCCGCCAGCTTGCCGGTCAGTCGGCCCACGGCCATCATGGTTTCGCCAATGCCTTTCGCGGCCTTGATGATTGATGGCAGCGCGGCTTCGGTTTTCTCCGCGATGGTTTCGGCCCAGCCTGAAATTCTGTCCCGATTTTCCACAACAAAGCCGGTGAACTTGTTGAAGAACTTGGATAGCACCGGCATCAGTTCGGCGCCAACCAGACGACCAACACCGCCCATGGCGGTCTGCATGTTGGTCATTTCATCGGTGAATTTCTCAGCCGCTGCCAGGTCTTCGTTGCTCAGCACATAGCCCAGCTCTTCGGCCCGCTTGCGCAGGCGCTGGATTTCCTCGGATGAGGTCTGAGCGATCAGGCCCATTTTTAGGCCTGCACGGCTGAACCCGGCGGATGCCATGGCGTTACGCTCGGCAGCATCGGTGCTTTCGCGCATCGCCTGGATGTAAATCTCGAACGCCTCTTCCGTGGACTCTGTGGTTTTCAGGGTCTCATAGAGTGCCGGGTTCATTTCCTTCAGCTGAGTGGCCAGCGCGCCGCTGCCTCGGGTTTTCAGTTCGCCCAGGCGCTTACCGAACGCACCCAGGGACTGGTTGAAGGTCTCCTGAGATACGCCCACGCGATCGGCGGCGAATTGGTATTCCTGGAAGGCCTTGGCGTTGAACTCAATGGAGCGGGCCGTTTTCGCTACTTCATCGCCAGCGGATGCCACCTTGCTGGTCAGGCCAACGGTTGCGGCGCCCAGGCCGGTGGCGGCAATGGATGCGGTTCTGAGCGTGCCAATAGATTTGCCGACCTCGCCGCTGAACTTGGAGTAAGCGCCAGAAACCCGCGCACGGGCCTTCTCCACGCGGAGCAGCTGTTCCTGTTTTTTGCGCAGGCGGTCCATTTCTTTGGTGAGATCCGCATACTCGCGGCGCATGCCATCCACGTTCTTACCCATGCGGGCGAAGGTGTCGATGGATTTTCCGAGGGTCTTCTGGCGTTTTTCAACCGTGCGGATGGAGCTGCCGACCTCGCCCAGCTGCTTTTTGGTTGAGGTCAGGCCTTTGGTCAGGGTGCGGCCGACGCCCCCGCCGATGGTGATTGTTGCATTAAGGCGCTTGTTTGCCATCTTTGGGTAATCCGTCTAGCCACCAGAAAAGCTGGCTGGTGCGCATGGCGGTGATTTCGCTCATGGCCCAGCCGGTGTGAGACGCGAGAGCCAACACGCCTGATCGGAGATCTTGGGCTCTTACTGTGTAAAAACCTCCAGCGCTTCCTGCAAGCGCCGGTAGTTGCGCATGGTCATCTGCTCCACCTGGCCCGGGGTGATATTGCACAGATTGGCCATCAGAGTGACTTCGCGGTGGGCTTCGCTGCCCTTAACCGCCTGAACGTCCAGCTGGTCGCGAACAGTAGGCTCGCGCATGATGACCGTTTTGGTTTTCGCACCATCGATCTCCACGGCTGTCTTCAGCTCGATAGCCAGGCCGTCGTCACTTTCTACCAGGTATTCCGGAAGTTCTTGCTCTGCCATGTTGTTCTCGCTTGTGGTTGTCAGGTGATGGGCGGCCGGAGCCGCCACGAATTACACGCCCAGGGCTTCGCGGATTTCCGCCAGCCGGTCAGTGCCGTTGATGATGCGGATCATGTTGCGAACATCGATCTCGTGCACTACTTCGCCGTCATGTTCCAGGCTGTAGTAGTGCAGGCGCATGGTGACGGACAGCGGGGACATTTGGCCGGGCTGCCAGGTGCCGGAATCGATGGCGGTGATTTTGCCGCGCATCTTGTGGACCACCTGCTTTACGGTGCCGTCCACGGATTCCAGAGCACCGCGGGCGGTGAAGGGGATTTCGTTACCTTCTGCCACGCCGAACTGGCTCAGAATGTCCTTGTCGTAGGAGATCAGGTTGAAGCTGCTTTCCAGCGGCTCCATGCCCATGTCCAGCGCTTCGGCGCCATCCATCCCGCCAGCGCGCCAGTCTTCCGTCTGAACCGTCAGCACCGGTGGGGTGTAGTCCTGCAGCTGGCCGGCGTAGCCCCGGCCATCCACAAACAGGTTAATGTTCTTGAGTACGTCGCGAGCGGCCATTATTCAAACACCTCTGTGATGTAGTCGTTCACCAGCATGGACCGGAAGGTGATGTGCTCAGCCGGGTAGGGCGGGGTAAACTCGAAATTGAAGTAAACCTTGCCCTGCTGGATGTTGGACGGTGTGTTCAGGTCCGGGTCAGGCCAGCACCGGCCGCCCAGAATTGCGCCTTGCGCTTTTAGGCTGGCGATGTAGGCGTTCACACCATCGGTCACGTCTTCCACGTAGGTTTTTGTGATGTTGCGGTCTACCGCCCACAGGTGCGCGCGCTGGATGCTGTCGTTGATCATGTCTGCCGTGCGCCGGACTGAAATGAACATCCATTTGGTATCGTCAGTCAGGGAGCGGTTGCCCCACAGGCGATAACCGTCCTGGCGGATGATGGTGGCAATGCCGCCTTCGTTCAGCAGGTTGGCGCGGCTGTTGGCGTCACCCAGCTTGAAATCCACCGGCCGGGAAGTGCCGACAATGCCGTTAACCGGCTTGTTTGACGGTGACCACCAGAAGCCGAGGTCGTTGTCGATCTTGGCGAAAATGCCAGCGGTTCGGGCTGAGCCGGGCTCTGCTTTGTAGATGCCATCAGACTGGATAACCATGGGCCACGGGTCCACCAGGTAAACCCGCGCGCTGCCGAAGTCGTCCGCGTACTGCTGTGCTGCGTCATCGGTCGTGTTCGGGCCATCGGCCACGATGATGGCGCGCATGCGCTCAGCGATCCCCAGCAGTTCAGAAACGACCGCGTTGCGGAGGCCTGATTCGCGCTGGTGAGTAAAGCCGGGGGCACAGATGATTCGAGGGGAAAACCCGACAACGGACTCAGCGCCCAGAAGCGCCTGGACACCTTCGAGCTGTCCGGTGCTGGAGTTCACGCCGCCCACGACATTGGCGGTTGTGGCCTGCTCGTCTGCGCCTTCCTCTACGCGCACAACGATCACAACGGCACCCACTTGATCGAAAATGCCGTCCATTGCTGCAGGCAGGGTGCCGGACGTGCCCAGCCGGGCGGCTTCGGTGCGAGAGCCTGCAACCAGAGTCGGCTGATTGATCGGGAAGGGCTCTGCAGCACCGCCAGCGAGTGAAACGAAATCGCGAGCCTTAACCACGCCGTAACCGTCGCTGCCTTCCGCCAACTCGGCAGTTACCGGGGTATCCGTGATGCCGTTCACTTCCGCGAGCACATCGGACGCGGTGGAAGTCACCAGGCCCTCGGTGTCTGTGGCCAGAGTGACGGTGATATCGTTGCCGGAAAGTGCAGCGGCCAGTGTTTCGGAGGCGTTACCGGTGTTCAAGTAACGGATGCGAAGGTTGTTGCCTGCGGTGCCCGCTTCGTTGGCGGTGTAAATGATTGCGGTGTTAAGCGCTGTATTGCCGATTGTGACTTCGGCCGGTGTCGCCCCTTCTGCTTCAGGCGCGGTACCCACGATACCGATAACGCCGGAGCGGACTGTTTGAATGGGGCGCGGGCCGGCGTCGATTTCCAGCACCTCCACCCCGTGTAGAAATTTTGCCATTGCGGTTGCCTCGCCTGATCGGGTGATTGCGTACCGTCAGGATGATTCACGCGCGCGTGTGGCTCCGCTGGCAGTGGTTCTATTACAGAGGCCAGCCACTCACCCTCCATTCTGTTAATCGCCAGCTTTTAGCAGCGCTTCCACGTCTGGGTTGTTCGCCAGGAACTCCTTCAGCCTGTTCACCGGGTCGTCCCGGTTTGCCTGAGCCGGTTTGTTGGCGATCTGCCATTCCTTGCCGTTCCATCGCGGCCACTTGTCTTCCGGTATTTCCTCCGGTGGGGCCACTTCGGTGCACCGGGCTGGCAGCAGGTACACCCCCGGCTCCCGGGGGGATTCGTCTGCTTGCGTGGGGCCTGCGTAGGCCCCGGTTTCATCGTACTGATAGACGGTTTTGCTGTTCATGGTCACCTCAGTATTTGATCAGGGCCAGCATGGCGATGTTGCGGGGGCGGGATTCGATGCCTCCGGATTGATCGACCGCTATCGAGTGGCTGTGGTCTCCGCCGTTGGTGATGTTTAGGGTGTGGCTATGCGATCCTGCGGAGCCAACTGATACGG